CTCGAGGAGAAGCTGAGAACCGGGAACCCCGGCCAGCGTCGCCTCCCCCAGCTGCACACCGTCGGTGTCGCCCCCGCCAAGCCGCCGCCGGCCCCGTCGTCGCTGAAGCGCGCCGGGAAGAAGGCGTGGAAGCAGATCTGGGTGGCCGCCCAGGTATGGCTCGGCCCGTCCGATGTGCCGGCGGTGACGCTGGCGTGCGAGCTCGCCGACCAGGTCGACTCGCTGAAACGCACGATGGCGGCGACCCGCAAGCCGGAGATGAAACTCCAGTGGCATTGGGCGGTGCAACGCAGCCAGAAAGACCTGATGGCCGCCTACTCGCAGCTCGGGCTCACACCGACCGCCCGCGCGAAGCTCGGCCTGGTCGTCGCCCAGGCTGCCGAAACCGAGTCGAGGCTGACCAGATTCTCGAACCGTGCCGGCTAAGACCGCTGCCCCTACGTCGCTCGGGCCGCTCGTCGCCGAGTTCACCGAGGAGTTCGTTCGCCACACTCGAGGCGAGTACGCCGGCGAGCTCGTCGACCTGAGGCCGTTCCAACGCGACATCCTCGACGGCCTGTTCGCCCTCGACGAGAACGGCCTGTGGCGACACCGGCAGGGGCTGGTGATCCTGCCCCGCAAGTCCGGCAAGTCGCTGCTGCTGTCCGGTGTCGCCACGTGGGCGCTGTTCGCGTCCGGTGAACCGGGCTGCGAGGTCTACTGCGTCGCCGCGTCCAAAGACCAGGCACGCATCGTGTTCCAGAACATCAAGGACACCATCGAGGCCGACCGGGACCTGGCCGCCGCGTCGGAGGTGTTCAAGGACGCCATCTCGGTGCCGGCCACCGGAGCGGTGTGCCGCGTCCTGTCCAGCGACGGTGCCCTCGCCCACGGCCTGTCCCCCGTCGTGTCGATCGTCGACGAGACCTGGGCTCACCCTTCCGGCGACCTGTACGAGGCGCTCCTGTCCGGTTCCGGTGCGCGCCGCCAGTCGCTCCTGGTGCACATCACGACCGCCGGAGCCGGCGAAGGCACCCCGTTGGCGAACCTCGTCGAGTACGACCGGCGCGTAACCGCCGGCGAGGTCGACGACGACACCTGGTGGTCCTGGTGGAACCCGCCGCCACCGGACGCCGACTACCGCGAACCCGACACGTGGGCCGCCGCGCACCCCGCGTATGGCGACTGGATCACCGAGGACTACCTGGCGTCCCAGCTCAACCAGATGCCGGCCCCCGAGTTCAAGCGCCTCCACCTCGCCGCGTGGATCTCCAACCGCGACGTCTGGCTCGAACCGCACCAGCTCGACCTGATCGGCACGTGCGAGCCGTTGACCGCCGACGACCATCCGGTCATCGCCGTCGACGGCTCCTGGTCATCGGACGCGTCAGCTGTCGTGGCCGCCACGGCCGATGGCCGCGTCGAGCTGCTCCACCTACAGGAGAAGCCGCTCGACGGCCCCGAGAACTACCGGGTCGACGTCCCCGAGCTGCTCGCCGCCGTCGTCGACCACGCCGAACGGCTCATGGTCCGCGCCGTCATGTACGACCGGTACCTGATCGGGCCGGCGATGCTCGCCCTGGGTGAGGACCCCGGCCTACCGGTAGTCGAGTTCCCGCAGAACGCCCGCCGGATGGTGCCGGCCACCAAGCGGTTCGCCGACGCGCTCCTCGACGGTCACCTCGAGGTCGTCGACAACGACCTACGGCCCCACCTGATGCGCCACATCGAGAACTGTCGCCTCAAGGTCGACCGGCTCGGTGCCCGCATCGTCAAGGACCACACCGGGTCCTCCAAGAAGATCGACGCCGCCGTGTGCGCCGTCATGGCGTTCGACGCCGCCAACGACATCCCCGTCCCTGTCACCGTCACCCCGAGGATCTACTGATGCCCCTGTTCGGCCGCAAGCGCGTCCAGACCCGAGACCCCGACCCGTTCCCACCGTGGAACCCGCCGATCGCCAACCGGAACCTCACCGGCGTGGCCGTCACCGACGACACGTCGCTCGGGATCGTCACCGTGTGGCGATGCGTCGACATGATCTCGTCGACCATCGGTTCACTGTCGATCCACGCGTTCCGCGACGGCGAACGGATCGACACGCCGGCGATCCTGATGCAACCCAACCCGACCGAGCAACGCATCGACACGTACAGCGCGCTGCTCACGTCGGCGCTGCTGCGCGGCAACGGGTACGCCCTCCTGGGTGACTTCGACCGGTTCGGTCATCCCCGCCAGATGGTCGTGCTGGACCCCGACCAGGTCCGCGTCGACGTCAACCAGTCGACCGGAGCGATCACGTACCGGGTCGGCGACGAGCGGTACACCCGCTTCGAGATGCTGCACCTGCGCGGCTTCATGCGCCCCGGCCACATCGTCGGCGTCGGCGTCCTCGACGCGCAGAAGCACGCCCTCGGCCTGGCGATCGCCGAGCACGAATGGACCGAACGCGTCTTTTCGGAAGGCAGCATCCCGTCCGGTGTCATCACCACCGACACCGAGCTGTCACCCGAGGCCGCCGACGACCTGAAGAAGGCGTGGGTGCGTTCCCACGGCGGCCGGGACCGCACCCCGGCGGTCCTGTCAGGCGGTCTCGCGTACAAGGCGATCGAGCTGTCCAACAGCGACCTCGAGCTCCTCGAGGCCCGCAAGTGGTCCGCGACGCAGATCGCCGCGGTGTTCGGTGTTCCCGCGCACCTGGCCGGCGCACCGTCCAGCGACAGCCTCACCTACTCGACGGTTGCGGAGGACAGCCGTGCGTTCGTCCGGTTCGGGCTGCGCCCCTGGGTGCATCGCCTCGAAGCGGCCCTGTCGGCCGCGTTGCCGCGCGGCCAGTCCGCGTCGATCAGCACCGCCGAGTTCCTCCAGCCCGACACGCTCACCCGATACCAGGCAGCTCAGATAGCGATAGAAGCCGGCTTCAAGACCGTCGACGAGGTCCGCGCCGAGGAAGGACTACCCGCATGAGCAACAACATCATCGAACGGCACCTGATCGCCGACTCGATCGAGGTCCGCGAATCCGCGGAAGGCCGCCGCGTCTGCGGTATCGCCGCCCCGTTCAACTCGGAGTTCGACGCCGGCGACTACGTCGAAAAGTTCACGCCCGGCGCGTTCACCAAGTCGATCACCGAACGCGGCGACAAGATCCCGCTGCTCGAGGCGCACCGCCAGGACGCCATGCCGCTCGGACGGGCCACCACCCTGACCGAAACCGACTCCGGCCTGTACGCCGAGTTCCTCATGTCGCGCACCCAACGCGGCGACGAAGCGTTGCAGCTGGCCCGCGACGGCGTCATGCACTCGTTCTCGGTCGGGTTCGTCCCGGTGCGGGACCAGCGCCGCAAGACCGGCGACGGCCGGCCCCTGGTCGAACGCCAGGAAGTGAAGCTGCACCACGTCGGCCTCATCTCCGAGGTCCCCGCCTACCAGGACGCCCGCGTGCTCGCCGTCCGCACCGAGTTCGACCCCGACGACGAGGACACGTGCCCGAAGCTCGCCGTGTGGCGCGCCCGCATCCTCACCGTCTGAATCAACACGCTGTCACACCCATCTGACACGCTTGAGGTACTGCGCCGCTCCTGCGCCGCCGGTCGTGCCGGCACTCGGGAACACCCAGAACCCAACCCTGCACGACCAACTCAAGGAGCTAGAGCATGAAGCTGCTCGACCAGCTCGTCGAGGAACGCGCCGAAATCGCCGACTCCATGTCGGCCATCTGCGACGTCGCCGCCGACGAGACCCGCGACCTCTCCGAAACGGAGGAGTCGAACCTCAAGGACCTGCACACCCGGTCCGAGTCCCTGGACGCCCGCATCTCCGAGCTGCGCGACATCCAGCTGCGGAACGCCGAAGCCGCGAAGCTGCGCGCCGAGGTCACCACCACCACCGAGACCGCCGAGAAGGCCGTCGAGGTGCGGGTCGGTGCCGAGCCGCTCACCTACGGTGAGAACACCGACGCATCGTTCTTCCGCGACGTGTTCGCGTCCCAGCACCGCCACGACCCGGCCGCGCAGGCCCGCATCGCACGGCACACCGCCGAGATGGAGGTCGAACACCGCGACGCCGGCACCGGCGCGTTCGCCGGCCTGGTCGTCCCGCAGTACCTGACCGGCCTCGCCGCCGACCTGGCGCGCGCCGGACGGCCCACCGCGAACGTCTGCAACCGGCTGCCGCTCCCGAGCGACGGCATGACCATCAACGTCAGTCGCGTCACGACCGGTTCCTCGACGGCCATCCAGGCCACCGAGAACAGCGCCGTGAGCGAGACCGACCTGGACGACACGCTGCTCACGGTCAACGTCCGCACCGTCGCCGGCCAGCAGGACGTGTCCAGGCAGGCCCTCGAGCGTGGCACCGGCATCGACGCCCTCATCATGGGCGACCTGGCCGCCAGCTACGCCGCGACGCTGGACTCGGGGATCATCTCCGGTGCCGGCACGTCGGGCACCCACCTCGGCATCCTGAACACGACCGGGATCAACTCGGTGACGTACACCGCCGCGACCGCGACGATCGCCGGCCTGTGGCCGAAGATCATCAAGGCCATCGGCGACGTCAACGAGAACCGGTACCTGCCCGCCGACGTGGTCATCATGCACCCGCGTCGCCTCGCCTGGATCCAGGCGCAGGTCGACGGCAACTCCCGCCCGATCTTCGTTCCGACGGCGAACATGCCGCAGAACGCCATGGGGATCGGCGAGGTCGCCGGCTACGGCGCGGTCGTCGGACAGATCGCCGGGGTCGACGTCGTCACCGACGCGAACATCCCGACGAACCTGGGTTCCGGCACCGACGAGGACCGGATCATCGTGGCGCGCCGCGCCGACCTGATCCTGTGGGAGCAGGGCGACGGCGCACCGCAGCTGCTGCGCATGGACCAGACCATCGGCGGCAGCCTCACGGTGAAGGTCGTGACGTACGGATACACCGGCTTCACCGCCGGCCGGTACCCGACCGCCGTGTCGGTCATCGCCGGCACCGGCCTCAACGACACCCTGTAGGCCACCCAGGCTCCGCTGTCCGGCCCCCCCTGGCAGCGGCGCATCCCCACGGTGAGCCCTCACCGCCGCCCGAGTCTCCTCTCCGGCGGCGGTGGGGGCGAACCCGCCCCACTCGACCTCGAGGAGATCCCTGATGGCTAAGAACGACGACCAGGCGCGGCGAGAAGCCAAGGCGAAGGCCGCAGCTGGCGACGCCGCCGGCAAGAACGTGCCGAAGCCCGAAAAGGCCGCCTCCAAGAAGAAGAAGTAGCCGGTGGGCAACTACGTCGCCCTGTCGGAGCTCAAGGACGCCCTCGGGATCACCGGGTCGACCGACGACACGTTCCTGAACCTCGCCATCGACGCGTCCGAAACGGCGATCGACGACCTGTGCGGCCGCGTGTTCACCGCCGCCGGGTCGGCGACGGCCCGCACGTACCGCGCGCAGCCGTATCTGGCTGTGTGCGACGACATCTCGGCGACGACCGGCCTGGTCATCAAGACCGACACGTCCGGCGACGGGACGTTCGACACGACGTGGGCGGCCTCCGACTACCAGCTCGAGCCGCTCAACGACCTCGTCAAGGGCCGCGGCGTCAACACGATCCGAGCGGTCGGTTCCGAAGTGTTCCCCGTGTACGGCGACGGCCTCGCCGGCGTCGAGGTGACCGCCCGGTGGGGATGGCCGGCGGTACCCGACCCCGTCAAACAGGCGACCCTCATGATGTCCTCGAGGCTGTACGGCCGGAAGGCGAGCCCCATGGGGGTCATCGGCGTCGGCGACTTCGGGCCGGTACGCATCTCGCGTTCCGACCCCGACATCGCCCATCTGCTGATGGACTACCGCCGCCCCGGCATCGCCTGACCATGGCCGACTACTCGGCGATTCGGTCCGGCATCAAGACCCGCCTGGCGACCTCGAGCACGTTCATCCAGGTCGCCGCGACGGTGCCGGACACCGTGTCGACGCCGGCGGCGATCGTGCAGCCCGGTTCGCCGGTCGCCGACTACGACCTGTCGTTCAACGACGGCCTCGAGCGGTTCGTGTTCAAGATCCTCGTCCTGGCGCAACGCTTCGACGAGGAAGCCAACCAGACGCTGCTCGACGGGTTCCTGTCCGGGTCGGCGAGCATCCGCACGCTCATCGACGGCGACCTGACCCTCGGCGGCAACGCCAAGACATGCCGCCTCGTCAGCGCCGACACATACGGCCTGGTCGACATCAACGACACCCCGTTCCTGGGGTGCGAATACACCCTGGAGGTCTACGCCTGATGCCGAAGAAGAAGAACGAATACACCGTCGTGGGTAACCACACGGTTCTCGGCCACCCGCCGGGCACGACCTTCTCGTCCGACATGGACGAGGAGCAGGCTAACCAGCTCATCAACGGCGGCCACCTGGCCGCCGGCAAGCGCCCAGAGGAGGGCTAGAACATGGCAGAGCTCATCGGCGGCGCAACCGCGACCGTCACCATCAACAGTGTGGACCTTTCGGACCACATCACCAGCGCGACACTCGAACTCAGTGCGGACGAAGTGGAAAACACGGCCTTCGGCGATTCGGCACGCACCTTCCAAGGGGGGTTGCAGTCTGGGGTGCTCAGTGCGACCTTCAATCAGGACTACGCGTCCTCCGAGGTCGACGCGACCCTGAACGGCCTGGTCGGTTCGACCACGGCGTTCACGTTCAAGCCGACGTCGGGGGCCACGTCGGCGACGAACCCGTCGTACGACGGCACCGTCCTGGTCACCTCGTACACCCCCGTGTCGGCCGAGGTCGGCAGTCTCAGCACCTTCTCGGTGTCCTGGCCGACCAGCGGAACGATCACCCGCACCACCAGCTGACCGAGGAAGGGGGGGCACCCGTGAAGAACAGCATGAGGCTCACGCTTCGGTACGTCCACGACGGCGCAGAACGCACCGTCGCCGCCGGCCCGGCAGCGATCGTCGCTTTCGAGCGCCACTGGGCGGTCGGCATCGGCCGCGCCCTCGCCGACGCCCGAGTCGAACACCTCGCATGGCTCGCCCATCAGGCAGCCCTGAGGGAAGCCCAGGCCGGCAACGGCCCCGCGGTGAAGCCGTTCGACGATTGGCTGGCCGGCCTCGACGACCTCGAGGTCGCCGACGGGAGCGACGATGCGGCCCCTTTGGCTGGGACTCCCTGACCGTCCAGATCGCCGCCCTGGCGGTACGGACAGGGATGAGCCCCTCACAGCTGCGTGAGTGCAGCGCCGAGGAGCTCGACGCGCTGTATCGGGTCCTCGAGTACCAGGCAGACGAACAGGCAAAGCAGGCCGAAAAGATGAAACGGAGGCGGTAGTGGCACGACGTATCGACACCCGCACACACCGCACCATCGACCTGGTTACCAACAAGGGCAACAAGCGCAGCGCCCTGGACCATCGGGTCGAAATCTTCGGTCTCGACGACTTCCTCAAGCAGCTGCGGTACGCCCCGAAGGAGACCCGCAAGGCGGTCGCCCAGGGCTCGAAGGCGATCGCCGACCATGTGGCCGGCGACATGAAGCGTGCCGCCCGTGTCGTCTGGCACGCCGAGTCGTACGAGTTGATCGCCCCGACGATCCGCGCGGTGCAGGGACGCACCCCGAAGGTCAAGGTCGGCAAGGCCACCCTGGCGAAGGTGAACACCCGCTACCCGTCAGGGAAGCGGCGCAAGGTTCGCCCCAAGACCGGGCAGCTCGTCATGGGCCTCGAGTTCGGTGGCCGCCGATCCGAGGAGACCATGCAGTTCCCGTTCCACCGCGGGAAGCGCGGCTACGTGCTGTTCCCGACGATCCGCAAGTCCCACGGCTTCATCAAGAAGGAATACACAAAGATGATCGGTAAGGCGCTGGGGAGGCTCGCCTAATGGCATCCCCGGTTCGGACCCTGACGGTCAACTTCACAGGCCGTACCGACAACCTCGACAAGGCGTACAAGCGCGTATCGAAGGGCTCGTCGCTGATGTCCGACAAGATCGGCCGCGCCACCAGGCGCGCCGGCATGGCGTTCGGCCTCATCGGCGGCGCAGCGTTCGGCGCAGCCGCCGCGCTCAAGCCGATGATCGACAGGGCAGCCGACGTTCAGGAGTCGCTGTCGAAGAACACCGTCGTGTTCGGCGAGAACGCCGCAGCTGTCGAAGCGTTCGCCGAGAAGTCGCTCCAGGCGTTCGGCGTGACCCGCCGCGCCGCCCTCGAGGCGACCGGTGTGATCGGCACGCTCGGCAAGGCGATGGGGATGACCGAAGCCGATTCGGCTTCGATGGCGACCACGCTGACCGGCCTCGCCGGCGACATGGCGTCGTTCAACAACGCTTCCGTCGAGGAGACCCTGACCGCCATCCAGGCCGGCCTCCGAGGCGAAGCCGAACCGCTCCGACGCTTCGGCGTCCTCCTCGACGCCGCCACGCTCAAGGCCAAGGCCCTCGAGCAGGGCATCATCAAGAACACGAAGGACGCGCTCACACCGCAGCAGAAGGCGCTCGCGGCCTACGCGGTCATTCTCGAGCAGACCAACGTCCAGATGGGCGACTTCGAGCGCACGTCGGATTCGGCGACGAACCAGCAGAAGCTCCTCGCCGGCACCTGGGACGACCTCCAGACACAGATCGGTGAGGCGCTCCTGCCGGCGTTCACCAGCCTCGTCGCCTACGTGAACGAGAACGTCATGCCGGCGTTCCAGGGGCTCATCAGCTACGACTGGTCCCAGTTCACGTTCGACGACCTCCAGAAAGCCATCGGGGACGCGGAAGCAGACATCACCCAGTTCCTCCTCGAGACCGGCCACAGCATGGGGCTGACCATCTTCGAGGGGATGGTCGACTCGTTCGCCTCACGGCGCGCCAAGGAAGGCGTCGTCAAAGCCACGAAGGGCACCATCGAGGACGCCCTGGGCGACGCCGGCGGCATCAACATCGCCGAGGGGTTCGTCCTGACCCTGTGGAGCGCGATCTTCGGCGACGGGACCGAAGCTGAGCAGGCGTTCCGCGCCCGGTTTCAGGACCTGCTCGACAGGTTCGACCCTGGTCTTTTCACCGGTGGTGCAGACAATCCTGACTTCGACCGAGGCCCCGAGCATTCGGGCGCGCCGCCTGGTGCTGGCCATCCCGCTTCACCTGCCGGACCGCTCCCCGACAACCGTCTACCTGGTGGCGGCCGCATCCCCGGCGGGTTCCAGATCCCGTCACCGCCGCCGGCCCCCGCCGCTGCCGCCGGCCCGCCGAATACGCCGATCCAGCAGGAGATCGCGGCCGTGGTCGCCGCAACGGTCCCGGCTGCTGTTGTCGAAGCCGCCGCTGAGGTCGCCAAGGCAGTCGCCGCTCCTGCGCCGCCGCCGGCACCCGAACCAGTGGACCCGGCCCTCGAGGAGTTCCTTCGCGTGGTCGGCACCCCCGACTGGAACAACTTCATCAAGGCCCAGGCACAAGGCGGCCCACCCAACACGCAGATCGTCATCAACGCCCCCGCGGTATCCGGCCAGGAGGTCGTC